TCTCAATAGAGACGTATATTTTTTCTACGAAAAACTTAGCAGCGGACATCTGATGACATTCATTTTCAATTGCATCGCATTGTCAATTATCTTTAGATTTGCTTGGTTTTTGCACTTGGAGCAAATGCGTCTGGCGAAAACGAGATTTAGAGAACACAATACTCTTGCTTGCGGCGGAGATGACTCAGCCCATGCCACTGCCCTGGCTTCTTTTGATTTTTTCGCTATCAAACGAGGGATGGCTGCTTTAGGTTATGTTTACACTTCAGCTAGGAAAGACGGAGTTGAGACTGCTCATAGTGGTTTGGACGAATTCATCTTTTTGAAAAGAGTACCCGTGAAGAAGATTATCGATGGCAAAGAGTACACCATTGGACAGCTCGTGAAGGATTCAATTTTGAAGAATATGTGTTTCATCCTACCCAGTTCATCCGTTACTAGGGAAGACCAAATGTTAGCCAAAGTGGATTCTGCTATCAGAGAGGCTTCTTTGCACGACGAGAGTTTTTTCAACTTGATTCGTGATCTGATTTTACGCGAGTACCCATCTTTCCAGCACAAAACCCAGGAAGAGTACCTGCGCATGTATATTAAGCACGAGCTCTACGCTGGCATCTTTGTCGATTCGGTAGAGCGGGAAGAAGGAACTTATACTAGTGAAAGCCCAGATCCCCAGTTTGAATACAGTTGTCCAGCTGTGTATCACGTGAATTTACCAGCTAAACTGCTCGGCCTAGCGTTTGCCTTGTTTATTGCTTGGACTTCCCAGAAGCAAATCTTTGTTGATAAGTGGTTTTGGGCCCTTGTTAATCGTGGTGGTTTAAAATGTTTTAATGTTGTAGACGCGTTCAGAACGTTCCTTGTTAGAATACCATCGATTGGTTTGTGGGTTACTTCTATTCCCACTGTAACGACCCTACTACTAACGCGTTATTTAGTTAGCGCTTTTACGCCAAGACACGATGTCATCGTATCTTTAGCCATGGCTGTAGTGGAAGAGGAGCTGGGGCATTATGGCAACAAAGTAGCGTTCGGTTTGTTGGAGTTTCAAACTTATTACATGGCAACTTATGACCCTTTTTTTACAATTCCTTGTCTTTAGAATTCCTCCTTTTATCATGCATGCTATTACAGCATGCATTCCCAACGTTTACTTTAGAGTAGCGTTTCATTATGTATATAATATATTTTTTGCTATTGACTTTTTCAATACATTGGATATTCCGGCATATTTTGCCACAAACAATGGGAGCTCACCCTATATGAGCGATCACTTAAATGTACTCCAGAACAGGGAGTTTAGAATAACCAACTCCGAATTGATTATCGATCACGAAGACCCTTATTCGTTGGGTTCTTTGATGCGGATTAATTCGAATAACGAAGATCCACTGCAGTACATGAGTATAATGCTGCTAATTAGTGTTTTATTACTTACTGAATTAAATATTACCAATTTATCGTTGACGTCTGGCTTGACAAAGGCTTACCAGACGCAGAAAGACAGAAGTTCCAGGTTGGAACCAGAAGCCCTTATGGAATTGAAGGCTCAATTTCAGAGACCAGTCAAAGTAGCTGGTTTTGTGTGGACTAATTCCACCACGCCGGTTAATCGTGCTAATATCTTGACCACTTACCTAGCTGATCCTAGCATAAACCATTTGACTAGTGGTTATTGTTATATCAGAGGAAAGATGC